CCATTACATATAGTAGCGACAGGCACAGGAGATGATTTGATAAGAGAAATCATCTCTAAAAGACAATATACTTCACCACCATATGAATCTATTACTATCGGTATAATCTTTGCATTTTTATCTAAGCAATAATTAAAATCCTTGACAAAGTTTTCAACCATGTCGTAATCAAAGGCTTTATTGACCCTGATAACTGGGGCTGAAACATCAAGATCTGTTAATTTTGCACGAATTCTGTTATCTACACGAATATAGTTTTTCATGTAGAATTCTATTATTATTCGATGTCTAATGCAAGAAGTTTTTTGACTTCATGAGCAAATAATTTTTTTCTAACTTCTTCCATTTCGTCTGGTCTTGGTGCTCTACCAAATGCTTGTTTGTAGATAGGATTAACAAACCTTTGACCATCATGCTCAACATATTTTTTCATGATCTTTGAAAAGTCATGCATGAAAACTTTATCATACAATTCTGGACATTTAATAACTTGTAGAAAGTTTTTAATATATGAGTTTGGCATAGAAAATGGCTTGCTAAAGAAGTCGTAAATGAGAGATGGATTTAGATAATTATTTTCGCAGAATCTAGCAAGCTTTGCAAACTTTACAATATTTTCAATATCAATCTTAGACCATCCACGCATTTCTAGAACTTGTGCTATTTTGCTTCCTAAATTTTCTTGCAGAATATATGCAGTTGCAAGAATTTTGTTGTTAGGCAAATCTGCAACTGGATGTGTAATGACACAATCAGGAAATATTTTCTTTATAAGATGCGAATTTATTAAGTTATCAATATAAGCATCAGTTGCTACATTTATATTTTCAATAGCAGCAATATAATACCTTTTTAAAAGCATTTTATCTTCATGATGCTCATGTTCAAAATTATGAATTTTAGTCAATATGCTTGGTGGAATCTTTTTGTCGCTAGCATATCTTGCTGCTGTGTATGCTATTCTATATGGCAGATACGGATCCTTATCAAAAGGACTTTCCTTTTCAGTAATCAGCACTATCTTTCCATTTTTAAGGTCAAATACACCACCTTGAGGATCGAGTAGTTCAGCGTTCTCACCCTCATCATTTTTAAGATTAAGATACAAGGCATTAATTGTCAGATCCCTGTTTTGTGAATCTTCTTCAGGTGTTGTTGCAAACATTCTCTTCTTTGGTGTCAACATTCTGTTCTTAGGATTCAAATTGAATGTTGCAATAAAAGTTTTTTGACCATCTATTTCAGCTGTGAATTCCATTTCCTTCTGTTCAGAATCCCATCTACTTGCGTAGAAAATTCTCTTTTTGTTTTCTCCATCTGGCAGTTTTTTGTAATGTGCTAAAATTTCCAGATCATGGGTCTTTGGCTTAACCTCAACCAAATCTGCGAAATTCGTGCTCAGTATCATCCTTATTTCATCTGGGGATGCATCTGTAGCACAATCGTATTCCACTACTGTTTGATTTTTAAGATGGTCACGAAGAGAGCCCCCTGTCAAATAAAGGCTCTTCCTCTTCATGGTGGGCTCTTGAATACCCTTGCCTTTGACAACAGTTGAGTATCCAAGTTTGATCTGATTAGAATTCGTAAAAGCTTTTACAATTCCTCGTAATGAGGGATTTGATTTGTAATCAACGATAAGAGGTCTAAATTCATGATTTTTATCGTTTTCTTTCAGACGAACTTTTGAAACAATATGATGAACATCATTCTCTTCGTTTTCCATTTTTCCTCTTATTGCGCTTGGAAGCCTAACTTATATGCTATGTAGCCCATAAATATTCCTGTTATTATTTGAGCAACAACTTGCAAAATTGTTGACATTTTAAATTCTGTTGATTTTTTGAAGATGCCCATATGGACACCTTGTATTTCAAGTTCACGAAATTTTGCCTCGCTTTGCTCCTTGTAAACCAACAATGAATTTATCCTCTTGTCCATGTCCTGCAATGTTTGTTTTATAGAAATAACAGTACTTGCTAATTCCTCTAAGCTTTCAGCAATACCTTCCACATCCTGAGCCTCTATGTTTATGACTCTTTCTAGCAAAGTATTATAATTGTCAAGCAATTTCTCAAATCTTGTTGCAAGTTGGGTTTGGTTGGTAACGGCTGTAGTGAGCTTTTCTTCTAAACGAATAGTTGCCTGACTCACTTCGGATAGTGAATTAGTTACAGAATTATGAAAAATACCAGATGGTGTATTTTCATCCTTATTAGGTTTAGCAGGAGCCATAAATATATTTAGATTTATAAAAACAAAAATGAATACTTAAATAATATATGGATAAAAATGTTGCAAATATTCCTGTTCCTCCCATGAATTTAATGGTTGGAAATCCTTCGAATGGTGAAAATCCAATTACCGATGCAGATCTTTTGAATATATATTCAGAAATTATGGGTGATTTAAGAAGTGATAGAAAAGAAATAGATTGTCTTCTGAATAATTTTGTAGAAATGGTAATGAACGAAGGAGATAGTAGTTCTGCTTCTAAGGAAGCTGTTGTTAATCTGATTAAAGTTAAATCTGATATTGCCGACAAAAAAACAAAAATAGCAGACCTTATGACAACTCTTAGATTAAAGGACAAATCTGTTTCTAAGCTTACAGCTAATCAAACGAATCACATACATATAACAGATAAGCGTAATTTGCTGGAGACGATAAATAATATTAAGAAGGTGAAAGATGAGCGCACATTGGATACTAATTGATGATTGGCTTCTCAAGGAAGAGGATGTTTTAGCTCCAGCTATGGACCCCTCTGCTGGTGGTCCTCCAGCAGATGCTATGCCTCCCGGTATGCCCGGAGCAGGGGCGGCTGGACCTCCAGCCGATATGCCACAAGAACCCAATCCTATGACACAGCCAGCGCCAAGTGCTGGAAATACACCACCGGCCATGCCTGCTTCTGTTATGGATGACCCTGAAAATCCAGACATGCCTGAGCAGAAAGAAAATCTAAATTTTGATCAATGGAAGGCAAAGTTCTTCAAGGAAACAATCAAAGGCGATGTTAATGGATTAATTGATATGGTTCAAAGTGTAAGAAACGATGACTTAGATCCATATCCAAGAAAGTTTGTTGAAGATAATCTCCAAATTCTTTTCCTAAGACAAAATGCCAATATTGAAAAAGCAAGCCAATCTGTCAGGAAGCAAATCCGTGAACAGTTAGACAAAAACAACCCATCTGTCAGCATGACACAGTATCTGGTTTCCAATCTGCAAACCATGCCAGAACTTTCACAAGTATTCATCAAAATGATGGGCCTCTACAGCAATAAAGCAGATATGCATAGGAAATATATTGCTGCATTACTTGGTGCTGTGCAAGTTGGAAGCGGTGGTCATAGTGAGGATCTTATTCTCAACCAGCGTGAGTACTCAGTAAAAATATCAACTCGTTGTAATTCTAAATTTGGAATGATTGATATTGGCCGTTGGTCTTTGAAATTAGAAGATCAAGAACAGTATCTTAGTGAACCAGAGCAGGAGAGGCTTCAAGATGGGAGCCCAGAGGAACGAGAAGTATTAAGGAAGCGTGTGATTCTTGAAAGCATTGCAGAATTTTTCAGAATGCGTGCTTTTATGATCAATGTTGTTTATACCGATGGAACAGTCTACTTCCTAGGTCTTGATCTTTCAAACTCCTTGAAAGAAGCTTACACAAGTGGAAAGCTTACCGTTCATATTATCGAATCTGATAATTCACAAGCCATGTATGATACTGATGGAAATTTGGTTCCATTGGTTGATGTGAAAATCATGTACGAGAAGGAAACTGGCAAGGTAGATGCCAATGGCAAACCCATGACTGAGGAATTGGAATTTATTGCAAGGAAAGATGGCATATTATTTTTCACCGCAAGCTTGGAAACAATTAAAGAAGCAAGCGACTCTTTCCAAGGACTTATTGTCAAGGAAGTACCTTATACAGGAAACCCAAGCGATCTTCAAAGTTTGATGAGATGTGTTCCAAGCAGCACTGAAATATTACTTAGGTCTTGCTAGCTCGGAAAATGTAAAAAGGGATATAAATAATTTTATGAAAACATTTAACGAATACAAGACCGTACTAGATGATCAAACAAAGAGCAATCTTGAATTGCTCACGGTCATATTTAAAAACGATGGTTTAAAAGTTCATGAATTCTTGGACCAAAAAAAAGACCCATATATTTATGTTTTCAATCCTTTAGATGATCTTAGTTTTCAAGGTGTTGCCGTTTACAAAAGAGGCAACATCTTGGCATACAGACCACAAAGGTATGAGGATTCACAACCATATGGCGCTGCTTATATGATACCAATCCAAGATATTTATGAGGATTACATCTATCAGAAAAAAGATAAAAAAGAAGCCTTAAAAATGTTGTGCACAAAATTGTGTAAAGACATGAGATCTTTTTTCAGGGATTCCAAAAAAGCAGAAGATGCAGTTATGCAATCCCAATTGAGAGATCCAAAAGATATTGATGGTGCTGGACAAATTATTATTAGAAATACTGGCACAGATTATTCTAATACAATTTATAGCACTAATCGAAGATAATAGGATTAGTCTGCTAAATAAATTATGGCTAACGATGCTGCAAGTCTATTTACTGAGATAAATACTAACCTAGGAGCCACAATTGGTGCGAATCAATTTGGACCTAGTGTTAAAAGACTTGCTACCGGCAGTTTAGTCCAGTTTACATATGGCTTCGTTAAGCCCGGACCATCACACGACAAAACACCGTTGGTAATTGTAACTGATGTAAATGCAAAATTCATTCGTGGAATCAACCTGCATTATTTGAATTACAAAGAAATCAAAAGGATATTGCAAAAAAGTGGCATGAATGCCTGTGGCAATCCTATGTTTTCATATCAAAATAATATAAAATCAAACGAATATATAAAAACAGCATTCAGAAGATACAAAAGAATTGGTGTTCGTAGACTAAAATTATTAAATTGCGACTTTGTGCTAAATGTGATGAATTCTGTTAGAGCTATTGATCCACAAGAACTAGAAGCAATTCGGGACACTATCAAAGAGCAACTAGAAAAGACAGTTACCCAATCAATGCCAGATATGCCACAGGTTGAGACATGATAGAAGATTCATTAGGAAGAATGGTTGATGCTGGTAATGCTACATTAGCAGATCTTAAATCTATGTTGAATAGCTTGATGTCTTCTAAGGTCAGTACCCAGCCATTACCAAAAACAACAGAAACAAAAACTACAGATACTGCAAAGACAAAAGAAATATTCGATCTAATGAAACAGTTGAACCAAAACATCGGTTCACAATTTTCCGAATCTAAAAAATACTTAGATCAGGTTGTCGATCTGGTAAAACAATCGACTGCAAAAACAGCAGCGAATACTGACAACAAAGTAATGTCAGACATTAATAACAGTCTTAAAAAGATGAGCGATACTATTTCTTCTATGCCTAATGGCTTTGACAAGCTAAGTTCAAATATTTCAACCGCAGTATCAAACAGTCTTTCAGCAACACAAACCACAGGTATGCCCAACTTCAAAAATTTGGAAGGCATGTTGGTTTCATTGAATAATGCTATTAAGACAATCAACAAAGGAAGTGGTAAAAATACCGGATCAGAATTTTCTAAAAAAGGCATGGATGAAATACAAAGTCTTAACAAACTTTCTAAAGCAGATAGTGTTTTAAGAAAAAAAAGTGCTGATAAATCCGATAAATTAGCAGAAGCTGGTTTGAAAAAAGGTAGTATTTACACATTTGATGAACACACATACCAATTGTTGGTTGAAATACTAAAATTAACTGCACAAACAACACGAAGCAGTGCCCAACAAGCTGATTTGGATAAAAAGCTTGTCGATTTGACCGACAGGGCTGCTAAGGGCAAAGGTATTACTAAGCAAAGTGGCACAAGTGCTGGCTATTTTGGCGCAGATGATGCAAAAACTGCTCTTACTACATTTGAAAAAATAGATAAATCTGTAACATCAAGCGTCAAAAGAAATTTAAGTGAACTTTCTGGAGTTGTTACAGAAATCGGTGGCCAGACCGTTATGGATGGCATATTGGGTCCGGGCTCATATTATAAAGGTTTGACTGGATCTTTAATTGATATTGCCAAGCATGAAAACAACATTGCTTTACAATCCAAGCAAATTGCATTTCAAACCGAAGGAATTACAGCGGCAAATTACGAACAGCAGAAACAATATTTAGTTCTTGAGGAAACAGCATATAGAACAGGTGTGAGTAGAAATAAATTTCAAGAAGTATTTTTACAAAATCAGAAAAAAGGTATTAGAAACCAGAACGATCTTAAAGAAATCACAACAGCACAGCTATTTGCTGAAAAACAAATTGGTTTGGAAGCTGGTTCTCTTGGTGATGATTTTGTAAAGCTTAAACAACAGTCAGGCTTTACAAACATACAAATAAATCAAGTGGCGATGGGCTTAAAAGAGGCAGCGAGATTTAGTGGTCTAACTGGCCAAGAACTTAAAGCAGCATATGATAGTAGCAAAGGCATTTTAGAGAATATGAGAAATGCTGCAACATTAACTGCTGATTCTGTTAAGAATATTACAACAACGATGGCTGAGGCACAGAAGCTAGGTGTTGATAAGCAGGTTGGAAATCTGCTTGATACAGCGAGTGCTTCTTCGAAATTACTTCTTTCTGGTGCAAGTGGTACTAAGACACTTCTATTCCAAGCAGCAAGTAGCGTTGGCAAAGTTGCCGAATTACAAAATGGTGTTTTAATACAAACAAAACAAGGCCAAAAAGCCTTGGCAGAAGGCATGCAAAATGTTCTAAAAAGATTTGGTGTCAGCAGCGCAGAGGAAATAGATAAACTTTCCGATAGTGCCAAGATGCAGCTAAATCTAAGATTAAAAGCTGCTTATGATATGGATATTGGAGAATTTAAAAACAGCTTAAAATCTATACAAGAAGGATCAAAAGGATACTCAGATAGGATAGCAGATATTAATAAAGAATTGGCAAATGTTTCCTTGACTGCCGAGGAAAGACTTGATCTAGAAACAAAACGAAGCAAACTAGAAAAAGAAAAATATCAAGACAGCGTTGGTTTCTTAGTAAAACTAGATGAAACAACAAAAAAACTTGGAAAAGATGGCAAGGATATGAATACTGTTTTTGCCGAATTTGGCAAAGACTTGAATTTAGAAAAAAATAAAGAACTGCAACTAAGAATTAATGAGCTTGCACAAGAAAGAGGAATGGATATAACAAAACTTAGTGCTAAAGAAAAAACGGAACTAGCTCTTACCGATGCGATAACAAATATTAATAAAGGACTTGAAGAGGCTGGTAAAGCTGACAGGAAAATAGATCCAGCAAAAATACAGCAAGCTTTAGCTGGTGGTCCAGCAGCCATGCGTACATTAACTGCTGAAATACAAAAGGGACAACAGGAACTAGCCACCCAAGAGGCAGCTAAGGCTGATCCTCAATTAGAAATACAACAAAAAATGCTAGAACTAAATGATAAAGTTCAAACTAACACAGCCAAAGCATTAAATTACCTGTTGGCTAGTTTGGGAAAATATGGAATTATGATTGGCCTATTGGCATCGATAGCAGCCAATACTTTAGGTGGTCCTAGTTCATTATTGGAATCCGCTGCTGATTTAATACCCGGCAAAAAAACAAAAAGACTCAAAGGCGCAGCAAGGGCAAGATCTGTTGGCAAAGATATGGCCACAAGACGAGCGGAAATGGGAGCAAGAGCCGCTGCAAGAAGAGCAGGTAAATCTGGAGGCATAATAACCAAAGCCTCAGCTTTGGCTAGAGGAGCAGGCAGTAAAGTAGCTGGTTTTGGTTCGAAAGTATTAGGCGGTATCGCAGGTGTAGCATCAACGACACTATCAGGTGGAAAATCATTGCTTACCAGCGGTGCTTCTGCTCTAGGAAAAGGGGCACAACTAGCAGGTGGCTTGATGAAAGGGCTTCCTGTTGTTGGAGCATTATTGGGTGGTGGTGTTGAATTTGCTACTAGAAAAGCGGAGGGACAAAGCACATCAAAAGCCCTTGTTGGTACTGCTGCTGGCGCAGCCGGTGGTGTAGGCGGGGCACTAGCAGGCACAGCAGCAGGCGCTGCTATTGGCTCTGTAGTTCCTGTGGTTGGCACTGCAATCGGAGGAATTATTGGAGGTTTAATTGGTGGCTTTGGTGGCGGCTGGTTCGGTGGAAAAATTGCAGATGTCACACATGACAAACTAGTCAAACCTGTGAAAGATGAAATTAAAAAAGGAAATACTGCTCAAGTAACTCAAGACAATTTGGTCAAGCCAATACAAGATGGTATGAACCAGATTGGGTCTAGTGCAGATGCCTTGAAGGAAAAGCAGGCAGCACTTGAGGAAGCTAACCGTCAGGCTGCTAAAGCAGCAGAAGAATCGCTAAAATCGACAGTTCCTTCCATAACATCTGAATCCATGATGCCAAGACCCAGCGTGATTAATCCGGAACAGATCATGGAATCTGCAAAACCACCAATTAGCCCTTCCAGATCATATCCAGCACTCATGAGACCAAATGAGTTTGGAATAGCTGCGCCATCTCCATCACCATCTGTCTCATACCCACCCCTACAACGACCAACAGCAACTCCATACACGGCAACTCCAGCCCCGATGGTGCAGCCAGTTCCAAGTGCTGCAAGCCCCATGATGCCTGCTGCACAAAATATGCAGGCAAATAAGGCTGGAACATCTGCTGCTACAGGTGATCCAAATCAAGGTTTCTTGAAAAACCTAGACAAAACAAGTCAGCAAGAAATTAGCTTGATAGAGCAACAGTTGAATGTTTTAATTAAGATACAACAGTCACTTGAGATAGAAAAAGGCAGAGTAGCACCTGATAATACTGTCAGGGGAAATCGGTCAGGTGGCCAGATATCATACAACAAACTGCCAACTGGTAATTTTAATGAAAGTAGTATAAGAGAAGTAACTAATTTATAGTTGGTGAACTATGGCTAGAGCAACGAATTTAATAGGTAATCTTGAGAAAATTGAGGATTGTTATATCCGTATCGGAGAGGATATAATATATGCTTATGTTTTGCCGACTATTGGAGATAGCCATGGAGCACAATACAATTCTGAGAATGGGATCGGACGCTCAATACCAACTAAAACATTTCAAAGTGGTAACGATAGGAACATCAATCTTGAATGGCAGTTTTTTGCAGAAGGAGAAGGCAAGCTTCTAGCCAATCTTTATTATTATCGTTTGTTGATGAGTTGTACCTACCCTGTAGACACACCGCAAGGAGGAAGTGTTCCATTTCTTCCACCAAAAATTGTCAAGGTCAAATGTGGAAGACTTTTGGCTGATGAAGAACTTTGTTGTGTTGTAAATAATGTGAGTGTTAACTGGGCAAAGGAAGGTCCGTGGTCAAGCTTGGAATATGGATATGTTCCATACAATTTCAATGTAAGCTTGCAATTATCAGTAGTTTACAACTCTGCTGATCTACCGGGGCAGTCAAGAATATTGAGCTTAGGAAGGTAATATGGCAAACACAGTAGATTACAATACAAAGCTTACAGCAGCCAGCTATGTTCCTTTTACAAGCAGATACAGGACATCAAGCGTAATTTTTTATGGTGATGACAGAAAAATAACTTTTTCCACTTATAAAAGAACACCCATTGAAGCAAGTGAAACAGACACTTTTTTAACTGTCACAAAACCTTTTGAATTCAGACCAGATTTGGTGAGCTACAGGGTATACGGCACGGCTGATTATTGGTGGAAAATATTACAATTTAACCAAATAAACGATATATTTGGTTTCAAAGCTGGACTAAATATTAGGATACCAACGAACTTGGTTTAAGGAGATTAATGGCAACATGCAATTTACCATTTGATGCTAGAAAATATGCCTGTGGGCCAATTGCACAGCCTATGCCGGGTGCCGTAAAAACTCCATTTGTCAATATGATTTTTTTTCAAGGACAACGACAAGTAACAGTAGGAAACAGATCATCAAATTCATCATCAGTTCAAGGTCTTGAAGATATAGCAAATATTGGAACAGCATTTGTTAAGTCATTTGAATATTCTTTTTCAAACGGTGTTGGTTGTAAGGCGACTATTGTTGACACCTCAGGAAGCGATTTTGCTAATTTTCTATCGATTATACCGGGAAAAGAATGCAACCAATTCCAAAGAGATTACGGACAGGTTGCAGTTGAATTTGGTTGGATTTTTCAAGATTGCAATGGTGTCTATCAGAAGTACGGAACAATTGAAGCTTCTTATGATGACGCTTTGATCGATGTGACAACTGGTCAAGGGTTTGTTCAAGCTGGAGATTACCTTTGGTTTTTGCTTATGGGCGTTGAAGTGGTTGAAGCTAGAGGAATCTGGGAATATCGTCTTAACTTGATTGGGCCAGTAGATGGAAGCGCTCCAAATACTAAGGATGCAAAGCCTATCGGATCAGATGACAACAAAGTTCCTTTGAAACAAGCTTGTCAAGAAATATTGAAGGAATCTTGCAAGAATTATTTTACACAAAACTCTATAGCAAGAGTTGTTGGTGATGCAGTTGTAAAGTTTGTAAGAGTGACCAAAAATTTTGTTACAGGTGGCGGTGGAGCAAGCACACAAAGAGTACTTTCAACATTTCAGTTTAAAGGATCAGACGGTGGTGCAGATGGTCCAAAAAGCGTTTGGGCTCCAGAGCAACAAGATCCACTTAGCGCAATTAGAAAATGGCTAAACTCATTTGAAACTGACAGGAACTTGGGAACATATCTTATAACTGATGCAAAAAGTAAAACACCTTCTTTGTATATTATGGAAAATCCAAACGATCCATGTGTATTGACAACTGAATGTGTTGGGCAACAATTCAAGCCAAAAAAAGTTTATATTGTAAATGGTGGAAATTGCTCACCTGTTATTAGTTTCAACCCATCAATACAGATTTTGTTTTCAGAACCAACGACTAATATCGGTGCTAACCCAACCGGAATGCAAACTACAAACGGCCAGCCAAACACTGCTACAGGTCCAAATGCGAGTTCCAGTGTAAGTGAAAATAAATGTTACAAAGCTGAAATGAATCGCAAGGGTCTGGAAACAGCAATGTCAGTGCCCGGATCTAATTTGAACTTTAGGGCTCCAAGTCAAGCCAACCAAAAAGAATTCAAAAGTATTTGGGCTAATTCGACAGCAAGCAAAATGTATGAAATTACAAACCCTGTTGAAGCCGATTTGGAAATTGAAGGCGATCCAAGATATCTTAATGTTTTAAACATGCAGGGTGTTTTCATAGGGATAATTTATCTAAACCCATATGCAATTAGAAATAATCTTGGGGATTGTGATTGGATTGCTTATCCTAATGTCAATGAATTCTTTTCAAGAACAACATATATGATTCAGGGAGTTTCTCATTCTGTTTCAGAAAGTGGATTTAAGACTACTTTAAAATTATCTTCCGCAATTGCTAACCAGAGATCATAACCATGGCAGATCAAAAAGGTCAAAAAGTTTTAAAACAAAAACAGTCAATCTACGGCATATATCCTGCTTTGTGTATTGATACTATTGATATCTATAAACAAAACAGAATTAGATATTTTAGCCCACAGTTGCATGATCCGAATGCACCGTACAAGTCATTGCCATTTGCTTTTCCAATTTCTACTTTTGGTGGGTTTGATGATAGTGGCTCAACATGGGTTCCACCTGCTGGCAGTACGGTCATGTTGCTATTTGAAGCTGGCAATAGATCTGTAGCATATTATTTAGGCACGACTTGGAGCCGTGATCGTGGGCCTGATGGAAGAAACAGGTTTCCGATTCCAATACCTGAATACGCACAGCTTTACCAAGGCAAAAGGAATGGCTATCTTTGTGGCCCAAACAATGGCTCCCAAGTTTTGCCACCTTGGAATACTGAAAGTTATAATGGATTTGATATAACCAGTGTCGCTGATTTAGAGCGATCTCCAAATGCTGCGGCGAGAATAACATATCCCAACATTTATGGTTTCAAAACACCTGAAAAGCATATGGTCAAAATGGTTGACGGAGATGCTAAATGTAACCGTAAGTGGAAGCGCCTTGAGATAATGTCGGGAAATGGCAACTGGATGATATTCAAGGATGATCATTTACACTATGCAGGTCAATGGGCACATCCAGATTGTGGTGTCAGAAATGGAGATACAAGCTGTATTGCTGGACTTCCAAATCCAGAGCCACGAAGTACAGAAGATATTACGGCTATCGCAACATATGTGAATGCAGACATAGTAGAACAGCCAGTTGACATTTTAAATTTCAATGGACAACAAATTGTCGAAACAACTCCCGGTTCCTCGGTGTGTGGAGGAACAACTATAGGTGGCAATCCTGATTATCCCGGCAAAGAATCGCAGGTTGGATCTAATCCTTTTTTCAAAAACATGAATGAGTGTAGGCCTTATAAAGGTCCGCAAACTCCACAAAACAACAGATGTGATCTGCCACAGACAGGCATACAATTGCTTTCAATATCTGGCCATACTTTTGTTATGGACGATTCTGTAAAAGATCCACAGGGTAACATGGAGTGGTCAAGAAGCACAAGGCCATTTGATTTTGGCTGCACAGACATGTATCTCGGCAGAAGTTATTGGAAATCAGCAACCGGCCACAGCATCGAGTTAAATGACATGGAAAAGGGTGGAGACACCAAGCAGGTTAGAGGCCCAAATAATGGCATCAAGCTAAAGACAGCTTTGGGTAATGAAATATTCATGTGTGATGATAGTGAGGGACCGCAGTGTCCTTCTCCTGCAACTCCAAATCAAGGGATTTTGATTAGGAGTACCAGCAATAATTTCCTAAGAATGTCCGATGGTGGAAACAAGAGGCAGATTCCTTGCAGAAAAGAAGGTGGAGTGCCTATTAACAGGGCAAGCAAAGCTTATATAGTCATGCGTACTGGCTACGGTCTTTCATTTGACATGGTCGATAATGGAACGCAGGAAAAAACAGCCAACCAATATATGAGACTTGTTTCTCCACAGACTGATAATAAAGAAAGAGGTCCGCACTTTCTTTTATTCAGTGAAAATCCATCTGGACCGGGTACTGTTTATTTGAGAAGTGGTGGAAACTTTATCAATATTACAACGGATACGAGTGTTGAATATGTTGGTTATAAGCAAAAAGACGGAAAACTTGAGGAAGCAAAAAGCAGTAAGGTTACATTTATTTCAGACACCCAGTATGAGAGTGTTAAAAATCTTAGTTACAAAGCTGCCAACAGGATCTTTTGCAACGCTGAACAGGATATTATGTTGCTTTCTGGCAGGGATTATCAATTACCTCCAGACAAAGATGGGAAACCACAAGGCAAAGGGCCGGGTATTTTCCCTGTCGTAATATTTGCTCCTAGTAAAGATGGTGGTGGTGTACTCAAAATAAGCGATAGATTATTTGCGAGTTGTTCTCCAGATGCGCCAACAGTTTCCATATATAACCTAAGACCATATGTTAATCCGAAAAAATAAGAGGTTTTATGGATTTATTAGCGGCACCTTTTCCTATTGTAAAAAAACCACAAGGCTTGTTGACACCAGTTACAGGTTTGACAGGCATCAAAGGAGATTTGCTGCAACTTTTATTGACTAATCCCGGTGATAGGGTGATGCTTCCAACATATGGAACTCCTCTTAGAGCGTTGTTGTTTCAGCCAAACACAAGTGTTTTGACAGAGACAATTAAGCAGGCAATATCAAACGCTATATCGCAATGGGAGCCTAGAATAGTTGTAAAATCTATAGATGTTCAGAATAATGCCACGCAAGCCAGCCTGCCAGCTACTGATCCTAGGCAAAATTTAGAAAACTTTTTATCAGTAAAAATTAGGTTTGCCACATTTAATAATATAGATGTAGTTGAAGATCTAGTTTTACAAATACCTATAGGCGAGGGATAAGATGGCAGATACATGTCCGTTTGAGGTTTTACCGTACAAGTCGAGTAACATACAAAATCGTCCTACTCCTGTTAATCTCAACTATACAAACCAAGATTTCTGGTCTATGAAATCCAGACTTATTTCCTTCATGAAGGAAAAGTTTGGCAATGACTTCAACGATTTTGTTGAATCAAGTCTTGCCATCATGCTTATAGAGAACTGGTCTTTCATAGCTGACACATTATCGTTTAAGATCGATCAAATAGCAAATGAAGTTTTTATTGATACTGTAACCGAATTAGAAAATGCTTTTAGACTTGCCAAGCTTGTAGGATATCAACCACAACCTCCAATAGCAGCAAAGTGCATGTGGACTGCAAGAATAAATGCTCCTCAAACCTTGGACCTTGTCATTCCAACTCCGTTTGATGTAAGTTTGGTAAACAATGGCGCAGGCATTAATTACGAACTTTTCCCAGCAGACATATACAACAGGCCGATATATGATCAGAACATAATTATAAGTGCTGGTTCAATAACAAACTCCAATATTGTTGGTGTTGAAGGACAAACTTTTACAGATACATTTATTGGAACTGGGGAAATAAACCAAAGTAATCTACTTAATTTCACTCCTGTTTTATATGATTCAATTCGTGTTGATGTGGATGGTCAACGGTGGGAAAAGGTTGAGTTTTTCACTGATTCACAACCAAGAAGAGAATACAGAGTAGAGTATAACTCCGATTACAGCGCATTTATTATTTTCGGCAATAATCGTGCAGGATTGTTGCCTGCTGTAGGTGCTGTAATAACTGTGACATACCGAGTTGGTGGTGGCACAGTTGGAAACATCGTTACCAATTTTGCAAATGTTGAAACTCTGATTCCAATTGAAGGACAAGATTTTAGCGTTTTAGTTAATTTAACAAATTATACCAAAGGTGAATTTGGATATAATGGTGATACAGTTGAAGACATTAGAAGAAAACTTCCTGTTTACAATAGATCACAAAATAGATGTGTAACTGGTTCTGATTACAAAGGTTTGTGTGATTTGTTTGCAACACCTTATAATGGTGTTATGGGTAAATCTGCAATAGCATTAAGGCATGCTGGCTGTGCTGCAAATATTATCGATGTTTATGCATTGGTAAAAGAAGGCGATAATGGTCTTGCAATCGCAAGCTCACAATTTAAAGCAGAATTAACATCATATTTAGATACAAAAAAAATGCTTACTGATTTTATTTGTATCAAAGATGGAGTTGTAATACTTACCGCTATTTCCATAGATGTCGTTTTGGATAAGTATTATCGAACTTTTGAAGAGAATATAAAGGCAAAAATACTAAGAAACTTAACGATATTTTTTAACCTGAACAACTGGGATTATGGACAAACACTAAGGACAACTGATATTGTGAAAGCATTGTCAAGTGTACAGGAACCATATCGTTATGAAATTAATCTTACCACAGATGATCCAAACAATAGTGGATCGCAAGTGCTGGCAAATTATTATGAAATAATTAGGCCTTTGTCTACAGAAATTTTATTCCAGTATGAATGATGAGGAATGATGGCAGTAAAATTTTATGAAAATCCAAAAGTTACGGATGATATTGAAATCGATTTCTATACCCCAGATGCGGATGGGTGCTTTAATGCCGATCCGTGCAGAATAGATAATGTAAAAATTTATTTCATAGTAAGGGATCTAAACGGAGCAAAAGATTCTCAAAATCTTGTAGATCAATTCAGTATTGAAAAACAAAGGGAATATCTTGAGGCTCAGCAGCTTGCTTGCGAGTATCCAAATGATGCAGAAATAGTTGCAACAGCAGAACAGTTAAAAAGAGAATTTTTTGCTTCGAGCATTTTCAATAGCACTTACTACACAGTTTCAAATGTTGTTTATAACATTGGAGATTCAAATAATCCTGCATGGGTTGATCCAACTATAATCAATCCTAATGATAATGCAAATTCACCAATAACCAAAGTGACAGATGACCAGCAGATACAATTTGGTCATTTTAAATTCATATGGTCACCTAACGGTAGCATAAGGGAAGGAGACTACTATGTTTGTTGGACATGGTCTCCATCATGCGTTGGAGAATCTTACTCATCATATCAACATTTCTATGTTTCAACAAATATAGCAAATGAAGTTACAAATCCATCACATATTATAAATAGTTCACAATATAAAACACTACTAGATAGTTACCTTCCTGAAATGTATAAGTTATCTTATGCAAAAGATGACTACACAGTACAGACTATGGAGAGTCTAAATGCATCAGTAGCTGAAGGATTTACAGTACTTGATAATTTGGGAACCCAATTACAAGACATTACTGATGCAAATGCAACTCAAGAGCCAATTCTTGGTTATTTGGCTGGCTTTTTTGGAATGCCTTTAAGATCATCAGATGTCACTTTGTGGAGAAGGCAGATCAAGGATGCTATCCCAAATTTAAAGAAAAAAGGTACTCTTGAAGGTCTAACTGAAGCTTTGGCAAATGCTGGAATTGGTTTAACTAAATTTACACAATTTTGGCAGTGTGGCACTGATAATGTATACACAGAAACTTTCGAATATACAGGATCGTTAACATTTGAACTTTTTTATGTAAGCTTAGATCCTACTAATATTTTATATACTCCATACTTTTCTCTTGAAAAAAGGTCGGCAACTGGATCATATACTGATTTAACATCATTTTTAAACACATATTTAACTTTTAGCACAGTTGGTGGAGTTACAACCATTACATGGATAGGGCCGTCTCTAACTGTTGGTGACTTTATAAAGCTCACTTATCAGATTAAGCCTTTTGGGATGGGAGAGCTTGCAATATACAACATAGTAATGTCTTTACCCTTAGCAGACCAAAGAGATGATAAGGATTTTACATATCCTCCAAAAGACTGGAACACTAGACTCATATCGGAAGATGATTCAAACTTTAGTACAGTAATATCACAAAAGAATCCATTTGTAGACTATTTGTACTTTGGAAAAGTAAGAACAAAATTCCCTTATTCAGAAAATGTTTATAACATGGATGAATATAACGGATCGTTGAGAGACAGTCAGAACCCTTGTGATATAGATAAAATGTTTATTGAGCCATGTAGAGGTGGTATAAGCCCATACTACATGCTTGATGTTGAATTAGGTGATTTATCAGATGATAGAATTACGGAATGCAAACAAATAGTTGCAGAATTTACTCCATTTCATGCCATACTTCATACTTTAAATTTCACTGGTAGATTTGAAGATTTCATTTTGCCTCCAGTAGAGCAAGTAAATGCTTTAGTTCAATACAAGATAAATGAATTTATGATTGCAGGCATGGCACAAGTTGTTTTTAACAGAGCTATGTACTTGGGATTAGATGCAAACATGGTTTTGAGAGATCAACTTGCGACTCAGATTGGTTCTGTACAGACTGCGACAACAGATGCTTACAATAAAAAAATTATGTTGTTCTGTCCTGAAGTAAATTTCGCAACAGTTGGTCTCATAGATGATCCTGCTAGAAATCTTCTGGAGATATTGACAGGAACAAATGCCAACGAATATGCAATTTTATCTGTTGATGGATATTATGCAGAATTATCTCCTACAACTCCTGCAAGTGAGAGTCCAAGTCTTGATACAGCGCCTTTTACATTCAATTTGTCAAATATAACACTTCAGGATCCAAATTTTACCGCAGCACAAGCCAATTCATATAGTCTACGAGATTCTACTGAAAATCTTTTGGATTATTCTATTAAAACAGTCTGGGATGTAAACAACGGTTATGCAGGAACAGCTTGGCAGATTCAACTTCCTATTGGCACATATGATATTTTAGACTTCAGAGATTCAATAATTTACATAGATGATTCTGGGGCGTTTAGCAATGTGGATGTTACAGGTGTAACTTATACGCTACTAGATGAAACCGCAACTCCTGTTCTAACATCCAGCACAGGAGATTATCGTGTCAAAGTGTTAGGAAAAATTACTGTAAGCACTCTGTATGATGTAAAGGAGTACATATCAGACGGTGGTTATTTCTATTACGATGCAACTTCGGATCAATATCCATTTTACAGTTATGTTGAAGGAGATCTTTTTTCATTTCTAATATCCGACTGGGATGGGGTAAATGGCACGGTTGCAGGAAAAACATTGATGAGACTTGTTGATGGGCAGGTTGGTAATTTTGGATACAGAGGCATGAAGCTTCTTTGGAATAGTCCTTTGCCTGTTTTTGATGATCCAAATACGCCGGGAATAGCCGATGATCAAAATTTCACATGGAACTACTTGATTATGTACAACTCCCAACCGTACTGCATCACAGATGTCGAAACAGTTGGGCTTGACACATATGTGACAATTGATGGTGTTCTGCAAAGCTTTGGTTATGCAGCGCCATCATCAATAAGCATAGATGTGTATAGATATGGTAAAGAAAGTATTATGCTTTTTGGTGAAACTTTGATAGATGTAAGTAGAAATGGACAAGATGTATTTGATGCATTAATACAAATGCCTTTTGCCCCCACATACATGGACAACCCTGATGCAAACAAGCCCAATGCAAATGACAACATCAATCAAACGGAATCTATTAGTATAAAAATTGAGTATGCCGATGGAAGAATTGAGACAGGAGAAATAAAATGAGTTATGAAAGCAATTTGAAGGTACTAGGTTCTGTGTCGGCTGATATTGAATTCAGCAATGGCAAAAGTTTGAAGATTGAGGTTCCGAATACTGTTTTGATTCTTGGAAGAAATGCCATAGTCAATGCTCTCATCAACAATACTGGGGCATATCCAAATTTTTATGTGAACAGGATGGTATTTGGTGATGCTGGCACAGACGGTTATAGTCCAAAAATTGTAACTCCTAATAGAACTGGTCTGTTTGGTACAGTTAGAGCTACAAAATCAGTGGTAGCAGTTGCCAACCCAAACAACACCACACAGGCTATATTCACTTCTGTTTTGACCTATGATGATGCTAATGGGTTTGACCTTAGTGAAATGGCATTGGTTCTTAATAACAACGATTACTTCAGCATGGTAACTTTTCCGCAGATAGCAAAAACAAGTAGCATGCAAATAACTTGGAATTGGTCTGTTTCGATGATATAAAATAAATTACAATAAGGTAAATATAATATGCCAGACATTTCAAATATCCCAGTACCGCAATATCAACCTAATCAGCCATATCACTGGTCATATGATAATTTGCCTTTTGAATCATTGGTAACCCGTGAAAACATAATTAATTCCGCAGTTGATTCCAACACTACTGCAATTACAGCAGCTGCTGGTAGTGCAGGTACGATTGCTGCACGATTGAATCAAGCTTTGGAAAGCAATGGCGATATCAAGGTTACGGCTATTGATAATGCTATGCATAATATTGGTGCACATGACGATGGTACTTTTACTGTAAGCAGCGGGGAACTGACAGCGTTTCAAGCTGATTATCCGTTAGTAACCAATCCTGTTCCTTTTGTAAGAATGCTTGAGGCAGAAAGACAAAAGTTAGCACTTATAGATGATTCTGCTACAAACACTTCCATAGCATTCAACATTCCTTCAACAGCTTTGTTTTTTGATAGTGGAACTGTTACTTTTGAGGATTCTACCACTATTACATGGACATCAACAGGAGGCCAGTCTGTTCGTGCTGATTTGGTGGCTAGTTTATCAAATGCTCACCAACATTATGATGGAATTGTTCCTACTTCTGCTACTTTAACACCTGACTATCAAACTTATTTAACAGGATATCCTACAGCTTTTACAACTGGCTCATTAAAGGTTTATATAAATGGTGTAAGGATATTTGCTACACCTACTACAGTTTATTATCCAACAACAAATCCTTTGTCATCTTGGGCTGCAAATAATTTTACTGAAAACGCTGGTTTAGGATTTACTTTATTGAATCCAATTACTTCAAATGATATTATTGTGATTGACTTCGAGATTCCACTTTAAATTCCAGTTTGAGATAATCATGCTATATCGTGAAAAAGACTTAGATCTTACGGTTTGCATAATTTCTTTGGATGGTGAATCTGGAAAAATTGAAAAAACCAGAAAAACATCTGAATTTTTAACAAAAAATTATCCTTGCTTGGCAGTCATTCCTGAAAGCAGGGAAATTATTCCTGCATCCTGCCCTGTTTATCAAGGTGGTGACTGTGTTACATCGATGATTGACAAAGCTATACAAGAATGTATGACAGACTGGTCGTATATCGTTTTTGCTGGGTCGGTTATTAAAAAGAATATTGATAAAAAACTCGGATTGTATGTTGAATCCAACAGGGATGTTTTGTTCCCAGTAGTGGATAGAATTTTTAATTTCATAAATGGTTCTATGAATGGCATATTGATTAACAAAGATTTTCATAAAGAAGTTGGCGCATTTGGATCAGGAAATAATCTCCAAGATACTAAGGTATTATGGGCAGACAGGGCATTGACTAAGGGTGTCAAATTTAAAGCCATAGTAAATGCTGCGAATATATGAGGAATAGATGTCAGATACACAACTTATAGAAAAAGAAATAACTGAATTCAGCAAAAAACATCATATTTTGCCTAAGCATACTGATTTTCAAATAGAACATTTCATGATTGGTAAAGAATGTACAACCAATGCTAAAATTTGGCAATGTGTAAGAGAAATTAATTCTAGAAATGATATTTTAGAAAGTCTTAATCTTGAAATAGACCAAACCAAAGATAATTTAGAACTGGCGAAAATAAAGTTGGAATCTATAAAACTAAAGAAAACATTTAATAAAAATAAAGATCAAGAAATTCTTAATAAAAGAAAAAAAGAAATTACTGTCAGAAAACAAGAGAGGGTTATTTTTAGCACTGAAAGTAATTTGTTGAAATTACAAGAAAGAAAAAAAAGCGTTTTATTGGAATGCAAAAAACTAATTGAAATATTTCATATTTACAATCCAAACAACGATGTAATAGATATTGATAGCAAAGAATTACAAATTGAGTATTGGAATAGAAAGCTTTTGGAAGAGGTCAATCTTAACACGATGTTAGGAATGCCTGTTGGTATTGAAGTAGTACGATCAATTCTAGCCCTTCCTGATGAATCACAAGTTAAAAAACAACTTGTAAATGCAATGGTAAATAATGGTAAAAAACTAATCGATTCAACTAACTAACTTATGGCAAAAAGTAAATTAACATCATACGATCTTGGATATGTTTCTGGTGATCTATCAATCTATCCACAAGCTATTGATAGCTATGAAAATTTGTATGAAGCAAAAAATTTAGCAGCTACAAAATTAACACAAAATTTTGGCTTTAATAGTACAATCATGGTTGTTGATGATACAACCAACTTTCCACCGCAAGGCATAGTTCGTTTGGCTTCATCAACAGCAGAGGGTCTTACAACCGAACTGGTTTATTATTACAAGAAAACAAATAATACATTTCAAGATTTGCTTCGTGGATTTTGTTCAACCAGACAAAGCCCTTGGCCTGCAAATACCAAGGTTGAAGCAGGTGTTATGGCTGAACATCATAACGCTTTGAAAGATTCTATCCTGCAATTAGAAGCCAACCTTGGCACAGCAGATGAAATATCAACAACTACATTAAATGGTTTGTTGAAGCAACAGGAAGCAAGATATCTAAGTCCTAAAGCTTTATTTAGGGGATTCCCCTTGCGTGGAACAGCCCCGCTCACTGTTAATTTTCACAACTTCAGTTCTTCTGTTGCAACCCGATTTTTCTGGGACTTTGGAGATGGTGGAACTTCTTTTGAAAAAAACCCAACGCATACTTATCTTACTGAAGGAAATTTCAGCGTACAGCTAAGAGTTATCACAGAACTTGGTGGACAGGGTTTTTCAACTAAAAGTAGTTACATACAGGTTTCCAATGAATATGTAGAACCTTTCTTTTATGTGACTCCAACTACTGGTACAACTTCAACTGTTTTTACTTTTGTTGATCAAACAGAAGCAAGAATATCAAACAGATTGTGGCAATTTGATGATGGAACAAATTATTTTGCTGTCGATCCAAACGAACATGTAACAACACATACTTACAGCAAAAAAGGCACTTACAATCCTTCAATATTGATTGGCTTGGAAGGGCAGCAAGTACTTAGAGTCTTTACTACGCAGTCAATTACGGTGAATTGAGATGATACCAGAAATCACTTTTCCTAGTGCATATGATACAGACACAACTCTTTACACTGTAAAAGACTCTGCCTATCTTGTTTTAGCCCAAGATTACAATCCGGGTGATACAACAATAACCGTTGAGCTAGATACACAAAAAATACAACTTTTTCCACAGACAGGAATAATAACACTAACAGAACAATGCTCGGATCCAAAATATAGGGCTTTATCTTTTTATTATACCAGTAGAACTGATACGGTTTTTTCAGGTTTAACAATTTTAGACAGCAGTTTAGATCATTACAAACCAAGCCGTATGACAACCGTTGTCATGAATGTCATGGCACAGCACCACAACAATATAAAAGATGCAGTAATTGCTATTGAAAATTTTGTTGGCAAAAAAGATCTTCCCGGTAGTTATTCTACAGTCAATACAGGAAAGCTTGAGGAAAGAACAAACTTTCTGATTACCAAGGCTTTCGAACCAAAAGCATGGTTTTCGGTTGACAAAAGAATAGGATTAGCTCCTTTTACCGTAACATTCAATAATTTATCTGTCAGGCTTGGGGATAATATACCAAACAATAATGTTGAGTTTTTTTGGGATTTTGGAGATAATACTTGTAGTGTAATAAATTACTATCAAGCAACAGATGTTGTCCCATCAAATGTTGATTGCGTAATTGTTGAGGATCTTGATGGTGGAACTATAACAAAAACATATACACAACCGGGAACCTATACTGTCAAATTGACAGCCGTAAATAATTATGGATCAGATACTGTAACATTCACAGATCTAATTAATGCGAAATATACCGCTCCCGATGATGCTGTTGTTCAATACACTCCTCAACAAATACAACAAGTTGTAAATGGAACATTTAAAACTCCGACAAATCTTGCTGTCATCTTAGGTATTCCTGCTGGGATAAACCCATCAACCGGCAGGACATATTCAGGTGAAGAGGTTGATGGACAAGGAAATCCAATAGACCCTGTAATTAAATGGACATGGTTATTGTCAGATGATACAAATCATGGCAATGATCAGAATACTACAGCTTTCTATACAATAGGAGGAATTTACGATGTTGTTGTTCGTGTTGACACAGAAAGTCAAGCGTTCAGGATTACAACATACAATTCATATCTTAATGTTATAGAAAGACAAAACCTTTGGTTGTCAACATTTTTGGGAAGCTCGAACACAACAATTCAAAGTTCAGAATTTGGCATAATAAGTGAAACATTCAAGGCAAAACAACTCACACCATATGGCCTTGATAGAACTACTGTTTTTCTTAATTCGGAGAGCAATAAAGATCAACTGATACGAGAGTTCAAAAAGAATACCACATTTGCTTCCAAGGCAAATATTGTTTCAGGACTATCTGGTACAGCAATTATGCATTACGCTACTGGACGAAGCAGCGGTGTGATTGCAGATGAAAAAATTAAAGCTGTTGAATATAATGGATTTTTAGAAACATATTCTTTGTTTGCTACAATTACAAGACCTTGGAACTGGGTTGGATTTAATTTTTTAAACAAGGTTTATTTTATTCTTGGTAATTTAACTACTGCTCAAACTCCATTCAATTCTCTTACAAATCTTAATTTACAAACTCATGATTTAATTAATAACACAGTTGCTAGTACAACACTCTCTGCTGGAGATTTTATTGGTGGTGCCTCTGCATTACTAAGTAATGCTGCTGATTTTGATGGCTCTGGCAATCCAATATATGGTAATTTCAGTGCCTACCGATATGCTTGGAGAAACCGTAAGGGATATGTTATTAAAAATAATGGTGTTGGGTCTTTTTTCCAGATTAAATCATTTTTCTCTACGAATGAGTCTCCAACTAATGCTGTAGCAAGTTTTAATAAGTTGCCTGATATTCTAGGTCCAACAAAATACGAAGGGAATCTTGTTAATCTTGCAAGTGGACTGTTCTTTTTCAACAACACAGGAGCCATATCTTCATTTGATACGACAACAAATGTGTGGAAAACAGGTGGTCCGGGTCTTAACTCAAATACTTTTTTAGCACTTCAAGATACAACCAAGACAGATTTTGACAATGATACAAATACTCTGCTTGCAACAACAGATTTAGATAGAAAAGCATATCTGAGTTTTGACTACACAGATGATTCTTTTATAAAATTCAATGATTTGGATCTAACATTTACTAAATTACCTGCAAGACCTTCCGGAAATCAATGGAATTTTGGTACTTTTTGAGCCTAAATAAAATAAAAAGGATAAAAATTGGCTGCTCTGTTTCCACCTCAAGTAAAGTACCCTCAAGATTACGACACAAATCGTACCTTGTATGAAGTATTCAACACAGCAGAAACAGTTCTTTCAGCTGACCTAGAAACATGGGCGACATCAATACAGATAGTTCCTGTTGCTGCCACAGAAGATGATCTTTGGTCGGACAATGGCTTTATTACAATTAGCGATGAGCTTATTTATTATGATGCAGTTTCAAGGGATGGCAACGGCAAGGTTGTTGCCTTATGGGACTGCATAAGAAACCTAGGTGGCAAACCGCCACAATACAACTCTGCCGGAACAGATGTTCGTGGATTTGTTATTGCAGAACACCATAACCAGATTGCAAGAGCAATAGTCAATGCAGAAAATTTTGTAGGAATAAACTTATCAGAAGATAAAAAAACTCTTGATTGGAGAATAAGAAATCTTGCCAATCAAGGTCCAATAATTGACGACTATGGTTGTCCAGAAGTGGATTTCAGCTATTACATTATTTCACAAGATCCGTCCGCTGGAACAACCATTCAATACAGCCTGAATATTACAGGTGTTTTTGATAGTTTCATTATCGATTTTGGTGATGAGCAAACAACAACGACAGTTACAGGCGGTACACATACTTACGCAGCAAATGCTTTTGTTGATCCAATCGTCACAGTAACTGCAACAAACTGTGAAACGGTTATAAGCGGCATAAAAAGAGACCAAATAAATAAGCCTTTGAACCAACAAGTTGCCATTGACTTCAATGTCGTTGTTCCAACAGTTCCAGATGCTCCTGTTTTAGAAACGCCTTTTGTAAACACAGTAAATAATCAGCTTGTATTGCCGCCAATTGTATTCCCTTGCATAGACGCAAGTTTTGGTCCAATTAGTGTGCCTTCCGTAATTAACATAACTCCCCCATTAGTTGTCCCAAGTGTTGTTAATTTCGTAAACTCTCCTCAAATACCAAGCAATATTGTAATAAGCCCTGTAAGCATTCAATTGCCTAGTTTAATCTATGTTGAAGGCGTTTGCTCACCAATACCTCCAACACCTCTGCCACCTATACCAGTTCCTCCTGTCCCGCCTGTGCCACCTACACCGCCTACACCCGTACCTCCTACACCCGTACCTCCTACGCCTATACCTCCTACACCCGTTCCTCCAACACCTATAACTCCAACGCCTATAACTCCAACGCCTATAACTCCAACGCCTATAACTCCAACGCCTGTTCCTCCTACGCCTGTACCGCCAACGCCAGAACCAGTGCCGCCAAGTCCTGTACCTCCAGCACCCGGTCCTCCGTTCCCTCCAAGTCCTGTGGCTCCGGGTCCATTCCCAACGCCAGTACCTTGGCCACCGGCTGTCCCACCACCGTACCCTCCATCACCAATACCTCCATCACCGCCTGTTGGTGCACCATATAGCTGTTATCAGTATGGTTACTTTGCTGCCGGTTCATCGGACGGCACAAACTGTGTAACATCTGTTTACAGGATTAATTTCGCAGATGATTCTATTAGCAGCAGCATGGGAAGTCTAAGTGTTGCAAGACAAGCCATGGCTAGTGTTTGCGGTGCAATTACAAGAGGATATTTTATTGGTGGCATAAAAACTGATACAACAATAATAAAAACAACAGATATTTTCAATTATTCAACTGAAAATTCTGGTGCCAAAACTACTGCCGATCTTGTAACACAAAGGTATGGAACAGCTGGTATATCTAATGGTTTATATGCTGGGTATATTGGTGGTGGTAATACTGCTGCTGGACAATATGTAAGTTCAATTGAAAGGCTTTTGTACAGCACAAATACCATGAGCACAGGCCAAACACCTACTCTAACAGATCCAAGAGTTGGTTTGTTTGGCTCAGATGGAAGTTATCGATACGGATATTTTGCTGGAGGCTTGTCTTCAGCATATACGAGTAGATATGAATATATTGCTTATCAATCTGAGACTCCAATTAACTTGGGACCATCTGTTTTAGGTGGAGCAAGAGCATATGCGGGTGGCTGTTCAGGAACAGAAGGCAAAGGATATTTCAGCGGAGGATATTCTTCGACATATTCAAATTATACAGATATTTTATTCCATGCAAACGCAACAATAAATGCAAAAACTACTGCGCTTCTTGCGAGAGCCGTTACGGGCGCTGCTGGAATGACAAACCGTGATAGCCGTGGTTATTTTGCTGGAGGAGAAACAACAGGAGTTGTTGTAACAAATGCTACAGATATCATGATGTATGATATTGATGCTGCATTTGCCGGTCTTACTACATTGGTTGCAAACAGAGTAAACATGGGTGCAATATCCAAATTGTGCCGTTATCTTCCCGGTACTGCTGGATATTTTGCTGGTGGGTCTTACGATTATGACGGATTTACATCATCTTATTCAAGTACGACAGACAAGATAGTTTTTGATTATGATACAACTTTGGCTATGACTACAGCCAATCTTTCAATCCCAAGAGAAGCAGTTGCAAGCGTATCTGGCAACGATTATCGTGGTTATTGGAGTGGTGGTTATCTAGACAGTTTCTCTCAAATTACAGACAGGATTTTCTACAGTACGGAATATACTGGAGCAGTTGGCAGTGCAGCATTAACTGAAGGAACACATGGTGCATGTGGTGTAACACAAGGCGACTTTAAAGGATTTATATCTGGCGGTTATAGAAAATCTGGCTCTGTAACAACAGATAAAACATTTAAAATAACTTATGCATCTCCAGAAGCTATTTCTGCTGTTACTACTGCAAATTTGGATGAACCTATTTCCTACATGGCATCAATAACAAACAACCTTTATAAGGGCTACTTTGCCGGTGGCATTAACGAAGTTGTAAGATATGGAAGTGTAAGAGTTTTAGTTTATTCCAACAATACACTTTATGCGTTGGCATCTAAAAATCTTACAAGGACAGTATCAGAACTTGCAGGATTAGATGCAGACAATACTAAAGGATATTTTGCAGGTGGAGATACAAGTCCTTATGGATCATCTACAAGAATAGACAAGTTTGATTTTTCAACTGACACAATATCTGCATCAACTAATAGTGATCAAAATTTGCCAGCACCAAGGACAGGCTTAGGTGCTGTTTCAGAAAGGGTTTCCAAGGGTTATTTTGCTGGCGGATCCTCATCAGTTTTAGTTGATAGTTCTACATGTAGCAAAATTACTTTCTCCACAGATGTTGTATCAGCAAATGATAAAGGTAATCTAACACAAGCAAGAACTTATGTTGGCTCAGTATCTCCAGTTATTCGACCAGCTTTGTCAGGACCGGGAGCCTACTTTACTGGCGGTTACAGCAGTACTTTGCCAACAACACTGACTGAGAAAATAGTATATCAAGATGATATAAGTTTTTATATTGCAAGTGCCAATCTTACTAGAAGAAGAGCGTTTTCTGCAAGCGTTAGTGAAAGTGAATATTATGGTTATTTTTGCACTGGCAACATGGCTGAGTGGGGTAGCAATTTAAATACAATAACATTAGAATATATTGACTATTCTACGGATGTAAGCGGACAAATTACATCAACATTCATAGGACAAAAAAGATCAGCTTTAGCTGGATGTACTGGTAATGACAGTTTTGGTTATTTTGCTGGTGGACAGACAAACATATTCAGTAGCAGGCTAGACAAATTTACTTACGATACAAACATATGTTCAGCAGTATCAACAGAAGAACTTGATCCAGCTAGAGCTTACTTGGCTGGTCTATCAGACGGTTACGCTAAAGGATATTTTGCCGGTGGCGTAAGCACAAATCCTGTCGCATCTGTGAATCAAATTCAGTTTGCAACTGATACATTGGATCTTCTTGACACCACATCCCTTTTAGCTGGTCCTAGATGGGGTCTGGCTGGGAGTGATGGTGATAATAGTACTGGATATTTGGCTGGTGGTGTTTTAGGTGGAAATATTGCTGGGACATTAGAGGGTATTTCTTATTCAGGAGGTGTTGTTGTAAATCTTGGATCAGCTTCTCTTTCAACTCCAAGATACAATCTTGCAGCAGCAACTGATGGAGAATCCAAAGGATATTTTTCTGGTGGTTCGACTAGCCGTTATGATCCTACAGGGATGGTAAAAATAACTGATAGAATATTTTATGGAAGCGATATAGTTGATGCTGTAGGACCGGCAACTCTTACTATTGGTCGATCTGGACTTGTTGCTGCTTCTGGAGCAAGAAATCTGTTGCCACCACCACAATGCGGCGATTTGCAATTATCTAAAGATAAATCCTATGACGCAAGAACATTTGATTACATTTCTGCCGAAGGTTACATAGATTTCGCATATAATTCATACACAAGTCCTGACAGGTTTGTTGTAGCTGATTCAAATGGAACTGTTTACTTTGATAGTGGATATGCAGGAACAACTCTTGCAGATTGTCCGGGTTCTATTAGCGGCCTTTCCAGAGCTAGCGCAACGGTTACATTCAAAAAACCTTCTGGTGTAAAAAGAATAGTAGTCACGGTATATTCACCTTGTATATCTAAAGGATGGGAATATACACTTAGCTGCTTGGAAACAAATGTTTACATAGCAGGTTCTGATTATACCAATACCTTGTCACAATACGGCAAGTACGGTGTTTTCACGGAATTAGCACCAACAAAAACAAATCTACAAAACCATTATGCAATAGATGCAGATGGTAATTTATATTTAAGCGCTTATTTGGCTTCAGGTGATGATAAGTGGACATTTTTAGATAGTGGTGTGTGGACTAGTATCGCAGTTGGAGAAACTCATTTTTGTGGAATTAAAAATGTTATAAATGGACCTGATAGTCAATGCTATGTGCAAGGTGGTAATGTTTACGGTCAACTTGGTTTGGGAACCAATGAAGATAGACAAAGTCTTACTGGTGCTGGAGGTGGATCTAGAGCACACTGCGGAGATTTTTCAACAGCTTTGATTTACACTGATGGAAGTTTAGCAGTTACTGGTTTGAACAACTACGGTCAGCTAGGTATTGGAAGCACACAAAATATCAATCAATTTCAAACTGGTATTTTAGGTGGATTATTATTTGTGTCTGCTAGTGGATTTACTACATTTATCATTAATAGTACATACAAACTTTATGCTACTGGAGTTAACTCAGCAGGGCAACTTGGTCTAAACAGTACTGATAATCAAAGCGAACTAACACAAGTTGGATCTAAAGATTGGTTGTTTGTTTCCGCTGGTAATGTTCACACTATGGCAATTGATACATCTGGCAAATTGTGGGCTACAGGTGGAAATGCACAAGGACAGCTAGGATTAAACGATACAAATGCAAGAAGCGCCTTTACACAGGTTGGCACAGCTACTAATTGGAAATGGGTGTCTTGTGGTGATCAGTTTACTATGGCAATTAAGAACGATGGATCATTATGGGCTACTGGAAACAATACAAGTGGTCAATTTGGAAATGGCTCAACTGCTAGCACAAGCAATTTTGTTCAAGTCGGCAATAAAAAATGGTTGAAAGTTTATGCATTAACAAGTAAAACCATGGCTATTAGAGATGTTGGTGCAATAGATTACACAATTCCTCCTGCTCCTTCACCGACATTTGTTTGTATCATGAAGCCACTTAATATTGAACCTGAAACTTATAGTGGTGTGACATATAGTGTTTCTTCTTATAACAATACATCGTTTAGTAAAGATGGGTATACTGATACATTACTTCTTGGATGGTATCAAGCCGGTTACTTCACAATAAGCTTTAGTTCTCCACAAAATAATGTAATTATAAGATGGTCAGGATCCGGATATGCGGGTGCAGATTGTAGAGAACAGTTTATTTTTACTACTTCTTCGGGAAATCCAATACTTGAATTAATTCCTACAGATCTTTGGTATTCTGAAGCAAATGGAAACAGTTTGGTTTCAGGAATTAATGTTCCTTTAAATGAGCCAGATCCAAGCTGGTATGGCTGTGGAAGAGGTTATGTTCGTGTAAAAGCAACATCGTCATATACATCTATAACCATAACTACAGGATATGGTGTTAACTGTTATGGTTCAATTTTTTATCTTTGTGTAGATTCTTTAAGAGATCCCCAAGTAGGATTTGCAGCAGCCCAAAACATTTTATCAATCGAAAATCATCAAACAACAGAAACGGTTCTCCCTGTAGAAATAACAAGAACTCAGGTTTGCCGTCATGCTCACAAGGTGCCTTTACAGATGGTTAATAGCTATCATGGTGAGATTCCAATTAGGCGTTGTGACATTTATGGATTCTGTTCCCATACTGCCAAGCTTCCTGAAAGGCCAGAAGTTTATTGCTGCCAAAATTGTCCAGATTACTCCGCAGATGAATACAACAACCAACTTGTTTATGCAGTTGACAACAAGGAAAAAACTGTAAGTGTCACACCTATAAATAACAATTTGGAACCAGAAGAAAAATCTATTAGCAAAGAAATACCATACAAAAAAATAAATAACTTTGATATTCCAACTCCACAAACAGTTGAATTGGAATATAAAGATTTGAATGATGAAGCCATCAGGGAAATAAATGGGTTTAAAATTGTTCCTAAAGAAGAAATAAAACCTGATGTAGATGAATTGCTTGGAGAATAATGCCTATATTTCCACCAAATAGTGTTTATCCAATAGATTACGATACAAATCGTACATTGTTTCAGGTTTATAACACTACTGAAACTACAATTACATCTGATTTAGCAGCATGGGCAACGACAATTTACATTGAACCAGTTAATGCTACAGACGAAGAACTATGGGCCACAAATGGATTTGCAACAATCAGCGGTGAACTTGTTTATTACGATGATGTTTCAACTGATGCTAATGGAAAAATTGATACATTATTGAATTGTGTCAGAAATCTTGGTGGCAAACCACCACAGTTTAACCCTTCTGGAACAGATATCAGAAGTTTTGTTTTGGCTGAACATCACAATAATCTTGCTAGATCAATTGTAAATCTGCAAAACTTTGTAGGAATAAATTTTTCTGAGAACAAAATAACATTAGATTGGAGAATTAGAAACCTCGTCAATCAACCAGATATTTCTGATGATTATGGATGCCCTCAAGTAAACTTTACATATTACACAACTAGCACTGATCCTCTTTTCGGAACAGTTATAGAATATCAATTAGAAATTATTGGAGTATACGAATCTTTTACAATAGAATTTGGCGATAATACCATAGAAACTGCAAATTTAACAGGAACACATACCTATCCTCCAAACAGCACAATAGATCCTACAGTATCAGTAATTTCTTCTGTTTGCACAACGACAAATAGTGGAATTGCCCGTGATGCAACAAATGAACCTGTTCTTGGTGCTGGTCCAGAAGAGCTTAATGTGACATTATCAGATATACCACCAATTCAGGATCTAAATGTACAGTTTGCAGAGGACATATCTGCCAATGTAAACTTACCTCCAATTGTTTTTCCATGTTTAGACATTGGTCCTTTTGGTCCAATTTCCATTCCATCAACAATTGTTATTGATCCACCTGTTATTATTCCTAGCGAGGTTGTATTCAGCAATATTCCTGTAATACCATCACTTATATCCGTGAGTCCTGTAAGTGTTGTTGTTAGTGGAGATCAGTTTATTGACTTGGTTTGTGTTCCTATAGGTGGAGCAGGTTTGAATTATTATGGTTTTTTAGTTGGTGGTGCTATAAACAATGTGCAAACAGCTATTGCTGACAAAGTTGCTTATAAAACTGATACCGTAAGTTCTTCAACAACTGCTGCAATAACAGGAAGCCCAAGATTTGGTGCAGGAACCTTTAGCAATTCTACACATGGTTATATTTGTGGAGGAAATACATCTTCCTCTAACACGGCATCAAGCGTATATAGACTAATTTTTGCAACGGAAACCACTGAGTCTTATGGAAGCATAAACCTAAGTCAAGCGAGAACATATTCATCTGGCTTGTCTAATAACGATTCAAAAGGATATATTGCAGGAGGTATATCTGGTGGAAGCGTAAGTAGAATCATCGACAAACTAATTTATTCAACTAATAGCATGGGTGCTAGCACAAGCTTGCAGCTTGCAACCGCAAGATATGTCCATGCAAGTGTATCACAAAGAAGTGATAAGGGTTATTTTTCTGGCGGTATAACAGGCTCCAATGCTGCAATTGTTAATACGGAATTATTACAATTTGCAAGTGACACTTTGTTAGGCAAAACAACGGATGAGCTTAAGGTTGGCCGAGAAAGACATACAGGTCTGGATGGAAATAACGAACAGGGATATTATGGTGGTGGTAGAACAAATGTTGTTTCAACAACAATTTTAAAAAGCTTGGAAAAAATGCATTTCCCAAGTGATTCTACTGTAGCTTTATATGTTGAATTAACTGCTGGAAGAATTAATGCTGGCGGTTTGAATGAAGGTAGTAGCAAAGGTTATTTTGCTGGGGGCAACACAGCTGCATCTACAACAGCAACAACAAATTCTCTAGAAACGCTTCATTACTTGACAGATACCTTTACATCTGTTGCAACCACATTAAGTTCTGCTAGAACCAACATGGCTTGTTTGTCGCATGTTTATGTCCCTACAGATATTGTGCCGACAGCCTTGAATATTCTAGATACAGCAGGATTTGTTCCTGCAAACAATGGTTATGAAATGCCGAATGAAGCTTACATGGCTGATGGAGCACAACAGTTTTCAATCAGTTATAATGGTTATGAAGTGCCTTCGGAGTTTAACCCCATGCCACCAACACCAAATAACGATTTTCAGAAGAGTATGAACGATGTATTCAGAACAGTTAAGGTAAGACTAAAAGATGATCAGATACTTCCAAATTTAGTAGATTTAATGGATGATTGAGTAAAATTAAATCACATTTATTAGGTTAAAAAATGAGCACACATAAAGCAACTATAAGAAGGTTGCCTGTACTTAATGCCCAAGGAAAAAGGGAAGATGTTGTTTTAAGAATTGATTCAAATAAAAATGAATACATGAAAGTTGATAATTACTGGATCAGGAATTTTTCAAAAACAAATGTTGTTCCAAAAGATATAAACAATCTTTATGATGATTCAGATATCAAAGTAATAATAGAAAATGAAATTAAAAATGAAAAATTAACAGCACCAAATCTTCTTGAAGAAAATATTTATTTTGATGATGTTTTAATTATTTCTGATGGATTGGGATTTAATGATCATAAAAATTTACTACAAGACATTAGGAGCAATGTTTGTGTTATTGCGCTTAACAAAACTATGGTTTTTTGGGAAGCTATAAAATTCCCAGATTTTTATTTAATATCAAGTCCGTTTGAAAATTGTTTGGCAGATATACCGAAAAAAGGATATCCAAAATTAATTGCTAGCAGAAGAACATGTCATAAATTCATAAGTGCATACAGAAATGTAATATATTTTTATGATCCTACATGCGATGATAAATATAAAAGCCCAGTAGCAAAAAATTCATCAATTTACATAGATGAATATAGAAATCCAATATGTGCAGCCCTGAATTGTTCTTTTAATTTTAGAGCAAAAAACATATATTTAGCATATTGTTCTGATGGGTACAAAGCTCACAGACCGGGCTGTATCAGTGTTGATGAAAATTCATTTTGTTATCCACAGCAACAGTTAGCAAATAATATTGTCAACGCAAATATTTTTTGGAATAAATTTTCTAATCCAAACAATAACATTTATTACACAGGAATTAAAAATTCATTTTCATTTGCTAAATATGTTGAAAGTGATGATTTTAGGAAACTAATAAGTTAGAAGTATATGAAACAGGATAAAAATTCAAAACTTTGGTCACATAATTTTCTGAATGATTTCAAACATTGGGTTGAAGAATCAGAAAAAAATGGTAATTTATACAAAGGCATTCATGTGGTTCCAAACGGATCATATGAAAACATTTTAGAAAATATTGATTGCCCATTCCATCCTGATGATAGGAAATGTATTGCTAAAAGTTTTATGAAACATGGAGCAGTCATTAAAGAAGTGTTTGATGATTTGTATCTTTTGAAAACAAAAAAAGGCAAATTTTATATTAAAAAAGATTTAGCCAAAGAAGCCTAATCATTTTTTTGGTGGAATTATTTTTTGCTCATTAGTATCTTGGATCTGTAAAACAGATCCAGTTGCTGGGCATTGAATATCTTCAGTTGCTTTGTGATATCCATCTTCATATGCTTTCGTGGTATCCTTTTCAGCCTCTTCTATTCCTTTTGCATATCCAGCCAAGAAAACATCATTGTTTTTAACATTTTGGGGATATTGCTCACAGAGACTGTTAACAGTGCGCTGTATTTCATGATGTGAGTTTGTCAAATTTGTTATAGAAATTATTGTAAAGGTGCTAACAGTCACACTAAAAAGTGAAAGTACAACTATTGAATAGTCAAAAAATTTATTTTGCATAGCAGCCTCCTGTGCCTGTTACTGTATCGACAAAATTCTCAAAATCAAACTTATTTTATAAATTTTTCATCAGACTTGGGCCATAGATGAGTGAAGCCACCCGGAACAAATTTGTAACCTCTTTTTTTAAGGTTTTCTCGTAAAGAAGCATAGCTTGGGGCTTCTTCTACTATAAGTTCCCAATCCATGCGATTTGGAAAATAATGGCTATCTAACTGAAATTTTTTATCATTATTAAGGTTGATGCTGTTTGTTTGTAGATTTCTTTTGTAAATGCTTTTGCCATCTGATTCTGCAACAGCTAATACTTCTGCTATTTTTTTATCTCTTCTTGCCATGTACAAAAATTGCATCACTATCCTTTACGATTCAGTAAAATTTTAAACAGTTCTTCCAAAAATATTTGTTTGTAGATACTGTTTTCTCCCAAGGAATCAATAAAAGCAGAAACGCCTTCATTTGACTCTTTTAAAATATCTTTATCATCAAAAGGTTCTATGTTTTCCATAAAGTATTTATATGAAATTAGAAATAACTTTGCAATATTATATTGTGGAGAAGATAATAATATAATACAAAACCTACATGAC